CTGTCTCCGTCAAATTGACTTTCGACATGATCTATAGCAAATTTTGTATGTCTTCTAAAATTCATCAGGAAATATGAAAACTGTGGATCTCCTGTGAGCCATTGATCTTGAACTCCAGTGGCGGCAAGTCTCAAGCGACCTGACATTCCTACATTATGTGAGTAAAATTTTGTTAAATAAAACGGGACACTAGAGTAGAATGAATCTTCAATTGAAGAAATTCAAACCCGAAACCATGAGCGACGATCGGGTATGTGTCTTTATAGGTAAGCGAAACACAGGGAAATCTACTCTAGTCAAAGACATAATGTATCATAAAAAACATATTCCAGCGGGGATTGTCCTATCAGGTACAGAGGAAGGGAATCACTTCTATGGTGAGTTTATTCCAGACCTCTTTGTTTATGGTGAGTATGACAGGGATGCTATTGAGAGAGTAATATCCAGACAGCGAAAAATAGTAGGTACAAAAGGCAAAAATCCATACAACGGGGCTTTTATGCTTCTTGATGATTGTATGTATGACAGCAAGTTCTTAAAAGATACCTGCATTCGACAATGTTTTATGAATGGTAGACACTATAACATCTTTTTCATGTTGACAATGCAGTATGTAATGGATCTCCCACCAGCTTTGCGTGCAAATGTAGACTACGTGTTTATACTCAGGGAAAACATTATACAGAATAGAGAAAAACTCTATAAATCATTCTTTGGTATTTTTCCGACATTTGATATGTTCAATAAAGTGATGGATGCATGCACAGAAAACTATGAATGCCTCGTATTAGATAACACTGTTAAATCTAATAAGATTACTGATTGTGTATTTTGGTATAAAGCCACGGTTAGAAAGGGGTTTCGTGTGGGTAGTCCAAACTTATGGCAACTTCATAAAAAGATGTACAACCCTAGATATTTAGATCAAAAAGAAGAAGATGCTAAAAACGCTACTAAAAAAACTAAACTTAAAATTACAAAAACCAAATAATATAGATTGGTTATTTTAAAGTAGACATCTAAAATTATATGAGGTTTTTTGTTATTACGAGTGCGTCACTCAGATTTTTCAAAAACATAACACTATACTAAATGTCTAGCGATATAAGTACATTGAATTTGTCGGATAATGGTGATGGTATGGTATCATTGAATGACAATCCAACAACAACTTTTGTGAATAATTCACAACAAGCGTCACCAAATCACGAAGCGTTTTCACAACACGAAAAAAATGTGAGTCAAAATAAACAGACGATGGACTCTACTCCAATTAACGATATCATGATGGAACCACCAATGATGATGGATGAGCCCAAAATGCAAGGCATGATGCCACAAATGACTGCTCCACAACCCCAGGGTGGTTATGCTATGCCACAACAAGAGCAAAAGGCTCCAGAAAGCAAGAACCCATTCAATCTCACTGATGATCAATTGATTGCTTTGATTGCCGGAGCTGCCGCGGCTCTCGCGGTGTCTAAGCCAGTTCAAGACAAGCTAGTCACTTCCGTTCCAAAGTTCCTTAACGAACAAGGGTCCAGAAGCATGGTCGGCTTGGCTTCAACCGGTTTGGTTGCTGCTATTGTCTTCTACTTCGCGAAGGCTCAATTGGTCAAGGCTTAAAAGGCGTTGTTCGATTCCCAACCCATATTTGAATAGATTGAATTATCAATACCTGTATAATAGGTAATCAAAGCTCCTGTGACAAACGCTGTCATGAGCAAAGCACTCAATTTAAGTGTTTTGCTTCTGTCACTTCCATAATCCTTTACCGCATCTTTACTGTCCGTCCAAAATGTATTTACACCATATGTGATTACCAACGCAATCAAGGTTGTTGTAAGGAAGAAAAGACGATCCACTGCGAGTCGTGGAATACTTCCAACAATAAGACGTAAAACATTTGGTACAATCACTGTCATCCACACCAAATTAAGATGATAGTTTTCACTCATATGTGGGACTACAGTGATACCATATATGGCAAGCCAATACAAAATGACCATAATCAAAACACTCAATGGCGTTTTCATTTAATATGCAATGAGATTATTTATCCTGAATGCGCTGACCACAGAATGGTTTGCTTTCGGGAATCTTTTCATATATACCCAAATTTACACATATGTCTCGAAGTTCCACATAATTGTTCCAATAGTTTTCGGAATGTGAATACTCTTTCACAGTTGAATGAGCCAACTCATGAATAAGAACATGGAATATATCATTTACGGAACCGTCCAGACACAAAGCAATTTCTTGTCCTTTATTTGTGTTATAACCAACCGTACCTTTCATTCCATTTATCCCTGTGATTGGGACACATCGAGTAATCATATGGAATTTTTCATTGTTTGTTTCATGGAGATGTTCTCGTAGAATCCTATATTTTTCTTTTACTTCGACAAGGGCCTGAGGTTCGCGTGTCTGGTACAAGATCCACAAGTTTATGACAATCAATACAATGAATGCGATCATCTCTTATATACAAAGATAAATTTGCTATATAACTCCGATATGGGATTTCCTGTAAGACCTTCCCAGAGTTCTAATGTAAAACCTAATTCTTCAAGATGTGTAACTAAAAGGTCTTTGTAAGCAATGGGTTCTGATTTTGGACCATCTGCATAGAAAGGTGTATCTACCAGATTTACAAATAACTTTTCACCAAAACCACCATTTCCATGTGCTTTCATAAGAAAGAAATTACCCATCTCATCTTTGAGAGGTGTATTGAATATTATCTTTTCAGAATCTGGTATGATACCAATAAGTTTTCCTCCGGGTTTCATTCTCTTTTTGATTTCTCTAATTGAACTAAAAAATTTATCTCTTGTTTCAAAAATATAGTGAAGTGAAAAATTATAACACACTATGTCAAACTTTCTATTTGGGCAGTTGTGGATATCACCCTCATAAAAGTTTACTCTCATGTGCATATTTTTTGCCCTGTTCTTGGCTTCAACAAGAGATGATGGCTCTGGGTCACACATATTCATGTTTGCCCCACACTTGTGCCATTTTTGAAGATCTCCACCAAACCCACACCCAACATCCAAAATCTGATGACCATTTTGGGTTACCCAATGTATGAGCTCCCTTTTGGCATCATTATGATTACGGCGGATTTCTTCCATAGTTATAAATTAATTTATTCTTTTAACACGACTTAAGTCGTAAAATTTAATTTTACATATACATTTGAGTATTTAGACGGCTTAAAGTTTTACTTCTTAAATAGTATATAATGTCTCTTGAACAAGATTACACTACCGTTCCAGGTCAATTGTACGCATGCCTCTCTGTCGTTGGTCCAGAAGCCCCACAAAAGAATGACAAGTTTGGTATCAAGATCCGTGGTGCTTTCGCGTCTCGTGATGAAGCTGCGTCCCACGCCAAGCGTCTTCAAAAGGAAGACCCAACTTTTGATATCTACGTCGTTGATATGTACAAGTGGTTGTTGATTCCACCAGATGCCGCAAAGATTGACGATGTTCATTATCAAAACGAAAAGCTTGAAGAAATCATGACTGGTTACAAGGAAAACCAAGCCGAAGCTGCTCGTCTCTTCCAAGAACGTAAGCGATCAATGATGGAAGCCAAGTCTTATGCTACTCCAGGTGATGACAACTCTCAATACTATACCAAGCCAGACGAAGCTCCAATTTCTCACCCAGCCGAAGTTTTGGAACGCCTCAAGAAGGAAAAGCCAGATTCTCCAATGGAAGAACTTGTCAAGGAAGCTGACGCTATTGTCGCCGCCGAAGTCGAAGAGCGACGTAAGAAGCGCGAAGCCGAAGCCTCAACTGAAGCCAAGGTTGAAGAGACTAAGGAAGAAGGAGAACCAGAGGTTTCATCCGCCTAATTAGAAAAATAAAATTTCATAATAATAAATGTTAAACATAATCATCACGACGATTTTAGTTAGTGCATTTTTCATTTTCTTTTTTGTTCCAGAAACGAAAACAAGTAGTGGATCAAAAAACAAAACGGAAGTAAGTACGAGTGCCGGATTTATAGAGGACACTTATAGAGGTCCTATTACTGATAGATTTATACCACCCAAATACGGTTCAATAGGGTCATTTGTTGGTTATTCAGGTGTACCTGAGTATAACTGGTTGCATGGTTTTCCCCATGAAAAATCCGAGTAAAAATACAGCAAATGCGATAATCCATGTAGATTTGTCAACTGATGCAAACAAATCAAACTTTTCCGAATTATACTGTTGCACTGACTGATAGTGGGGTTGATACATCATTTCCTGTGGTTGAAAATATTGCGTATTTTGTTGCTCTTGTTCATCAATTCGAGTACTATCTTCATCTACACTTTTTAGCGAATCAATACTTGGATCATAATCAATTGGATTTCCTATGTCAGTCTCCATTTTTAATATAATAGGTGTTTTTTTTAAGCATCTTCTTCCTCGCTTTCCTCATCTTCTTCACTTTCTTCGGCTAAATATTCTTCATCCTCTTCATCATCAACAACAAAGTCTTTAAGACTTCCGACTTCATCATCACAATCGCTATCTTCGTCCGAGTATAGTTCATCCTCTGTATCTAAATCAGAATCAAAATCAGAGTCGTGTTCATCCGTTGCGTAGTCATCTTCAACCTTTTCTTGTGGAACGTAAACCTCGGGTTTCTTTATATTCCTCCCTGA